TACTCTTCTCTCCACGAGTCGTCTCGTCGTTCTGGTTCTGTATTGACTGCCATGGTTAATGTACTTCTTGAGAATTGAAGTTGAGGTTGAAAGTAATCCTCTGACCGCCTTGCGGATAAGAGCACGCATGTGATATTCCTCCATCAAATACAACGAGTCTATTTTTCTTAGGTGTAACACTATCTATAACTTCTAACTTATCATCAAAGAAATAAGTGTCACCAGTAGAATCGTTTACAAAATAAATGACAACAGTATGCTTGGTGTCTTGATCAATATGAGGTGCTTGATAGAGATCTTCAAAAGGCATTGGTACATTCATACCAAATTTTACCCTAGTTATATAGGAATTCTTATCAATATTAGCTTTCTCACCTAAAAGATTAATAATTGATTCAAATCTAACAAAATTTGCTTCATCAATAATTGATTGTCTATTATGATAATCATATAAAGGTTTAACAAATGATGGAAATTCTCTATCAACTTGATAAGACCATTGAAAGTCAAATCTAGTAGTCATATCTTCAACAAAATCAGCAGTTGATTCTGGGAGAACATTATCAATAATTTTCATAGTTTAAATCCAGCGAATGTATCTTTTTTAACGTCTTGTTTAATACTACCTATCATATAGGACTCTACTTCTGTCTCTTGTGGTGCTACTTGTAGTCCTTTAGAAGACAACCAGTGTGCAGTCCAAGGTAGTGGGTTGTTTGCAAGTGGTACATCAAAGATAGGTTTCAACCCTATAGATTTTAACCTACGATTAGCAGTCCACTCAACATAATTCTGTAGTAATTTATCATTTAAACCAATGATAGATCCATCCTTGAAGAGATATTCTGCCCATTCTTTTTCTTCTTGGACACAAGACTTGAACATCTCATAAACATAATCTTCTTCTTCCTTTATGATCTCTAACATATCAGGATCATCACCTTCCTTCCACTTGTTTAGTATGTTGTTGGTGACTGCCATGTGTTGTGACTCATCTCTAGCAATAAGAGAGATGATTTTAGCTGATCCTTCAAGGAGTTTAAGTTCACCAAAAGCAAAGGAACAAGCAAAGGATACGTAGAATCTGATTCCTTCAAGAATATAGACATTAGCAACTGCTCTATAAAGTGAACGTTTTAAGTCTTTACGTGACCACTCTGCATTGATATGATCTCGCCAATCTTCTTTCCAGTTATTACTCTGACCCCACTCACTTGCTAAGTTAAGGAACTCATCATATGCTTTTGTGACTGACTGAGCACGTGCAAGAATCTTTTCATCATCAAGAATAGTATCAAAGACCTCAGATGGATCTGGATATACATTCTTAATGATGTGAGTATAAGACCTACTATGAATCATCTCCATAGTCTGCCAAATATTCATGCAACCTTCTAATTCAGGTAAAGAAACATAAGGCATGAATGCCATACCAGGTGCTCTACCTTGTACAGAGTCCAGTAGGATCTGATACTTAAGGTTGGAAGTAAAGATGTGCTTCTGTGTGTCATTAAGTGTCTGATAGTCAGCACGATCTTTCTGGAGTGATACCTCTTCAGGTCTCCAGAAAAATCCTAATTGTGTTTGTGTTAGTTTATCAAAAATAGGGTACTTAAACTTATCATAGCGTTGGACTCCAAGAGGAGGACCAAAAAACATTTGCCCTTTAGTTGTATCTACTTGGTCAGTATTGAATACTGTCATGTGATCTACACTAGTCATGGTATTTGTTCTAAATTTTACAGCTATCACAATCTTCTTCCTCCGTATCAAATATATCTTCTAATAAATCTTCAATACTTTGTTTCTTTTCTTCCATCAAAGGTTCATCATCAGTCTTAGTATCATATGTATTCTGATAATAAGATGTTTTCCAACCATACTTATAAGTTGTAAGGAAGTCTTGTGCCATAACTGATACAGGTACCTCATTATCAGGATAGTTCTCTGGATTATATGACCAGTTACCACTGATCGCCTGATCAAAGAACTTTTGCATAGCAGCTACTATTTTTATGTATCCTTCATTAGATTTCATATCCCATAGCAAAGTATAATTGTTCTTTAATGTTGTAAATTGTGGAACAATTTGCTTCAGAGGTCCCTTCTTGGACTTCTTAGTAGACAAATAACCTCTAGGTGGTTCTATACCATTTGTTGCATTAGAAACGACTGAGGATGATTCAGAAGGCATCTGTGCAGACAATGTAGAATGCCTCAATCCATACTCATTGATATCTTTTCTAAGTGATTCCCAATCATTAGTTAATTCTGTTCCACAGAACTCATCAATATCACGCTTGTACGTGTCAATTGGGAGGAGACCGTCTGCATACTTGGTGCGATAGAAATATTCACATGCTCCTTTTTCTTTTGCGATTGCGTTACTGGACTTGAGTAGATAGAACTGGAAAGATTCAGACAAGTCGTGGACGAGTTTCCATGCTTCTGGGTTTTCATAGGATTTTCCTTGTTTTGCTAGGTAATGTGCTAGTCCGATATAACCAATACCAAGAGAACGACGTGCCAAAGTAGAAACTTTGGCAGCTTCAACAGGATAATTTTGATAATCAATAAGTTCCTCTAGACCACGGACAGATAGGTCACAGAGATTTTCAAGTTCTTCTAACTTATTGATTTTACCTATGTTAATAGCAGAGAGAATACACAATGCGATCTCACCTTCACCATCAATATGTTGTAATGGTGTAGTAGGTAGAGTAATCTCCTGACAGAGGTTACTCATACTTACCTTATCCTTAAATGAACTGTGACTATTACAATGGTCAATGTTCATTAGATAAAGACGACCAGTTTCTGCTCTCTCTTTTAATATATCAAGAATCAATTCTTGAGCATCTACCTGTGTCTTACGAATAGAATCATCATTCTCATACTTTACGTATAACTCATCAAAAGATTCTGTACCAAAACTATCGTAAAGCCCTGGCACATCATGAGGAGAAAAAAGAGTAATTTTTTCATTGTCAATAAATCTCTGGTAAAATAAAGCACTAATTTGAATGCTGTAGTCTAACTTTCTGACTCTGTTGTCTTCTGTTCCTTTGTTGTTTTTGAGGACGATGATGTCTTGGATTTCCTGATGCCAGATAGGAAAGTGGACAGTAGCT